GTGCAAAACGCTCTTGAGTATGTTTTACCTAAATATAAAGCCTCTCAAGAATACGAAGCGGGTATTCAAGACGCAATTTCTCGCATGAAAAATCAAGCTGACTTTTATCGCCAAACCTATGGCGGAGGCAGTAACTTATATGACAGTGCAGTGGAGAGGCTTCAGAGAATAGATCCTTCTCAAATTAGACCCGCTGGCCGCATGTACGAGGTCAACATTCGCGCCAATCCCAATGAGTTTCTGGATTGGGACAGGCCGCTGTCGCAGCAAAACGAGCGGGTTAGAAGCGCGTTTGCTGACCTTGGGTTGCAAGCAAACGATCAGTCTCGCTTTTGGATGAATAGTGCCGCCAATGAATTGGCGAGCAAGACAGGCCAGTGGGAGGGTGCTGCTGGCGCAGGAAACCTTTCGCGTGAATTGGCCAAGTACAATATCCCGGGCATCAGCTACCTCGACCAAGGCTCGCGCGGCGCGGGCGAAGGCTCGCGTAATTATGTCGTGTTCGACGACAAGTTGATCGACATTTTGCGCAAGTATGGCATTCCTATCATGGCTTCCGGCGCTGGCGCTGCTGCTATGGGAGAGGGCCGAGAGCAGTGATAAGTTTGCCCCATGGCCGCGTGGGGCAGCTACTCCACAACCAGCGGCACGGGGGACGCCCCGCAACTCCGGAGTAACGTGCATGTCTGACATGGCAAAGAAGTACCGCGAGGCGATGAAGGGCAAGGCCCGGCGTCTCGCTGGCGAGAAGGATCAAAAGACCGATAGCTCGGACTGGACCCCGGCGGAGCCGCTGAACGCCGACGTGAAGACCGGGATGCGCCCGATTTCGCGCCGCGCCTACAAAAGCGGTGGTGCTGTCGAGGGCTCGTGCTCCCCGAAGAACCTAGGCCGCAAGCCGCGTAAGGCCGGCGGGAAGATCTCCGCGAAAGAGATGGCGGAGGAGAAGTCCGAAGCCGCTGAGTACGCCAAGGCGAAGATTAACCGCGACGCCAAGGCGGCCAACGAGGAGCGCGAGGGCATCAAGCACATCGGCGGCCTCAAGAAGGGCGGTCGGGCGAAGCGTGAGGACGGCGGCGCTACGAACGCTCAGCCCTCCGGCGGCATTCGCTCGCGCATTCGGGACTTCCTGAAGAAGATCCATCCCGGTGATCCGGCAGTCCAGCGCGAGCAGCTTCGCGATGTCGGCACCAGCCAGACCAGCAACATCCCCGCCGAGGATCGTGCTCGTATGGAGCGCATGTCTGGCGATACCGGCATGAAGAAGGGCGGCCGGGCCGCGCGCAAGGATGGCGGCAAGATCGCCACGACCCTTGCCGGTCAGGAGAAGATCCAGAAGGAGCAGGCGGCTGCTTCCAAGCCGACGCGCGGTAAGGCCGAGCACTACAACAAGGGCGGCTACGCCAAGAAGAACGTGGGCGGCCCGATGGCCGATCCGCGCATGAGCATGGTGAAGCCGAAGGCCATGGAGTTCGCCGGCGCTCAGGGCACGCCGTACAAGAAGGGCGGCAAGGCCGAGTCATTTAACTGCGTGCCAGTTGAGCTCACTCTCGAGGACATTGATGCACTTGAAGAGGCAATCCAAACCGGTGGGCTGCCCGAAACAGTGGGCTTCTTTTTTGGCAAGACGACCGGCGACGAGCAGATCCTTCCTGTGCCGCTGCCGGCGGCTGGCGGTATGCCCCCGGCCCCGATGGGCGGCCTCGGCGCTATGGGCGGGATGCCCATGCCCCCGGCCCCTCCGGCGATGCCCGGGCGTCCGATGGCCCGTAAGGCCGGCGGTCGTGTCGCCAAGAGCTACAAGGACATGACGGCTGGCGCTGGCTCTGGCGTCGGCCGCCTGCAAAAGACTGAGATCGAATCCCGCAAGGGCTGATCTCCAGTTGAAGGGGGCGGTTGGTTCGGTACCCAGCCGTCCCCTTTACTCATTCAAGGGGGTAGCGATGGCGCAGACATACAGCGCATTCTTTGCGCACGAGTTGAAAAAGGTAATCGAAAACGAGATAAAAGAGAGGACAGAAAGTCTCGGAACGGGGCATGGAGTAGTTGATTTTACCGATTACAAGCACAAAGTTGGTATTATTGCGGGTCTTCGGCTGGTCAGGGACGAGCTTTTCGAGTTAGCTGAAGATAACTGCAACCGAAAAGAGTTCGGCCGGCAGTAAAACAGGGGAGACAAAATGTCTAACATTGCAATGCTGCACGAGAAGGATCCCAAGGCGGCCCTTCTGGAGCAGGTCGGCGACATCTCGAAGGTCGAGGTGTTCAACATGCAGGTTCTGGTGGCGGTCTACATCCGCCCCGAGAAGACGAAATCGGGCCTCTACCTGTCTGACAAGGCCCGTGACGAGGACCGCTACCAGTCGAAGGTGGGCCTCATCATCAAGAAAGGCCCGACGGCCTTCGTGGATAAGGATGGCGAGTGGTTTTCGGGCCTCGACATCAAGGAGGGCGACTGGATTGTCTTCAGGCCGTCCGACGGCTGGAACATCACGGTGAACGGCACCCTGTGCCGGATGCTCGATGATATGTCCGTGCGCGCTCGAATCGAGCATCCCGATCAGGTTTGGTGAGGAAATGATGGCCGAAAACGACGAAAAGCTCGAAATCGAGGTCGAAAACGACGTTGCTGACGTCGAAAAGACCGAAAATCAGCCCGAAGTGGCCGAAAAACAGGAACTTGAGCCCGATGACGGCATCAAAGACCTGAAAATCCGTCTGGAACAGGAGCGTTTGGCCCGCGCAGAGGCCGAACGTCAGGCCCAGATGGCTCGCGAGCAGGCGTATTACGCCAGCAACGAGGCGCACGACACGAATTTGCAACTCGTGAGGAACGCCATCGACACGGTGAAGGCCAACAACGACGCTTTGAAGCGCGCGTACAGCGAGGCCCTCTCTGTCGGCGACTACAACAAGAGCGCGGAGATCCAAGAGGCTCTTTCGCTCAACGCTGCGCGCCTCATGGAGTTGGAGCGCGGTCGCGCGGCCATGGAGCAGGCCCCCAAGCCGCAGAGGCCAGAGCCTGCGCGCCCGGCGGACCCGGTGGAGGCGCTCGCTTCCCAGCTTTCGCCGCGTTCGGCGGAGTGGATTCGCAAAAACCCGCAGTGCGTGACCGATCCCCGCATGTACCAGAAGATGGTGGCCGCCCATAATCTGGCGCTGGCGGACGGTCTTCAGCCCGACACGGACGATTACTTCGCCTATGTCGAGGACACCATGAAGATCCGCCGGCAGGCGGCTCCTGCGCAGGCCCGGCAAGAGGCTGCTGATGACGATGCCATGTCGTCCGCCGCCAAGGCCACCCAACGCCGCAGCGCCCCGCCAGCCGCCCCGGTGACCCGGGCCGGAACGCCGACCGGTCAGCGCCCCGGAACGGTGCGTCTCACCTCGAAGGAGGCTGAGATCGCCCGCGACATCGGCATGACCGAGGAAGAATACGCCCGCAACAAGATGCTCCTTCAGAAGGAAGGCCGCCTCTAAGGCTTGGAGATTACGATGACCCGCACCAGCAAATTCCAGCAGGCCGTCGCAGAAGCCGGCGCTTCTGCCCCCGAGCGTCCGCCGCTTCGGGCCAATCCGAAGGACGAAGATCCGCGTGAGCGCGCCCGGAGGCGAGCCGAACAGATCCGTGACCATCTCGGCGGCCTCGACGAGGGCACTGACGAGTTCTACATCCCGGAAAGCATCGTTCCGGATGGGTGGACCTACGAGTGGAAGCGGCACACGATCTTCAATCAGGAAGATCCGGCGTACACCGTCCAGCTTGCTCGTGAGGGCTGGGAGCCGGTGCCGGTGGACCGCTGCGCTCGTCACCGCGCCATGATGCCCGACAACTGGACGAAGGGCACCATCGAGCGCAAGGGCATGGTGCTGATGGAGCGCCCCTACGAAATCACTCGTGAAATCAGGGGCATGGACATCAAGAAGGCCCGCCAGCAGGTTCGCGTGAAGGAGCAGCAGCTTGCTGCTACGCCGGACGGGACGCTGACGCGCGACGATTCTCGCGTCGCCCCGAAGATCAAGAAGTCTTACGAGGCGATGCCGATCCCGGAAGACTGAGGTTTCGCAGTAGTTGTGAAAGATAAGGGCCGCCATTGAGCGGCCCTTTACATATGTATATTGCCCTGTATTATTGTTCTGCTTTCGGGGCATCTTGCCATCCGACCTCCCCTCGGCGGTGGAGGAAATTAGTCAACCCGGTTACTGAGTCGCCCCGGCGTGCGACGAAGAGCCACTCCGTAGAGGGGACGGCTTCCTATGCCGAACACCAACGCACCCTTTGGCTTCCGCCAGTACCGTGGGGGCGGCTCCGCGCCGACCTACGAAACCGTCGCGATGAAGATCGCCTCGAACAATACGACTGCCATTTTCGACGGCGACGCGGTTATCCCGCTGTCCACCGGCTACATCGGTCAGGCCACGGCCAGCACCGTCGCGATTGCCGGCGTGTTCAACGGCTGCAAGTACACCAGCGTTTCGCAGAAGCGCACGGTGTGGTCGAACTACTGGCCCGGCTCGGACGCCAACGGCGATGTCGAGGCGTACGTCATCAACGACCCGAATGCGCGCTTCGTCGTGCAGGCTGGCGCGTCTGCGATCACGCAGGCTGACGTGAACAACAACGCCCAGCTCAATGTCGGCGCCGGCAACACGGCCACCGGCCTGTCGGGCATGTACATCGACACGGTTGGCACGACCGCCACGTTCCCCTTCCGCATCGTGGGTCTCGTTGAGAACCCCCCGGGCGCGAACGGCACGGACGCTGCGTCTGGCTACAACTACGTGATTGTTGCCTTCAACAATCTCGCCCTCCGCAACACCACTGGCATCTAAGGAGTAGAGACCAATGGCTGTCAATCTTTCGGCAATCAAGGATCTCCTGCTCCCCGGCCTCCGTGGCATTGAGGGCAAGTACGAGCAGATCCCGTCGCAGTACGACAAGATCTTCACGAAGCACAATTCGAAGATGGCGCTCGAGCGCACCGCCGAGATGCGCTTCCTCGGCCTCGCGCAGCTGAAGACCGAGGGTGGCCAGACCGCTTTCGACAACGGCGCGGGCGAGCGTTACGTCTACAATCAGGAGCATACGGAGATTGCCCTTGGCTATGCGATCACTCGCAAGGCCATCGACGACAATCTCTACAAGAGCCAGTTCATGCCGTCGAACCTCGGCCTGATGGAGTCCTTCCAGCAGACCAAGGAAATCTACGGCGCGAACGTGCTGAACACTGCCACGACGTA